CGATACCAGTGCACCCGCATCGGTCAACGATCCTCGCCTGGACGAACTCGTTCAGTGGCGTCAGCAGCAGGAAGTCGCTGCGGCACAGGCACGAATCCAGAACGAACTGACCACACTGCACGGGCAGTACGGGGAGTTTGACCAGGGTGAGGTTCTGCGCTTCGCACTCGATAACGGTTTCCCTGACGTGACCGCAGCGTTCAAGGCGCTGCATTTCGACAGGCTCCAGGCGGAGGTTTCCCGCCGCCAGGAGGAACAGAAGCGAGTCCAAGCGAAGCGTGAAGCTCAGGTTGTTTCCCAAGGGGGCAGCCGAACTGGGGCTTCCACGGCGGCAACGCCGCAGGGTGGCATGACGATTCGGGATGCGTGGCTGGCAGCAAAGAAGGAACACGGCGGGTAGCCAACTACCCACTTCGACCTAGAGAGGAACCAAAGTGTCTAACCCTAACTACGACACAATCCTGAGCACCACGCTCGCCCACCACATCCCCAAGCTCGTGGACAACGTGTTCACGGCTCGCCCCTTCTTCTACTTCTTGAAGCAGGCTGGGCAGATCAAGATGGTCGGTGGCGGCCACAAGATCGTGCAGCCGCTGATGACGGGGCTCAACAGCAGTGCCGCTTCCTACAGCGGCTACGACCAGCTCAACATCACGGCTCAGGACGGCATTACCGCTGCTGAGTTCCCGTGGAAGCAGTACGCCGCTTCCATCGTGATCTCGGGCATCGAGGAAGCCAAGAACCGCTCCGAGGAGGAGATCATCGACCTCCTTGAAGCCAAGACTGCCCAGGCCGAGCACACCATCATCGAGAAGCTCGACCAGATGCTCATTACGGGCGACGGCACTGGCAACTCGGGCAAGGACTGGGCTGGCATCAAGACCCTTGTTGCGGGTCACCCGAACGACACCAGCATTGGTGGCATCAACCCGACGACCAACTCCTACTGGGCGTCGTACCGTGAGGCCACCGCTGAGGTGCTGTCACTCGGCAAGATGAGCACGGCTTACAACACCGTGTCAGAGGGTGCGGATCAGCCCAACATGATCCTCACCACCCAGGCCCTGTACGAGAAGTACGAGGCCCTTCTCCAGCCGCAGCTCCGCTTCGCTGATGCGGGCACTGCTGACGCTGGCTTCCAGAACCTGCTGTTCAAGGGCGCACCCGTGCTCTACGACAGCTACGTGGATGCGGGCTACATGTACTTCCTCAACACCAAGTACCTGCGCCTCGTGGGCCACTCGGACAACTGGTTCCGCCCGACTCCGTTCGTGCGGCCCAACGACCGTGACGCCCGTTACGCACAGATCCTGCTCTACGGCAACCTCACGGTCAGCAACCGCAACCGTCAGGGTGTCCTCACGGGCAAGACCGCCTGATAGCAGGCCACTTCGCCTAAACCCCCCGCCCTGGCCACGAGTCGGGGCGGGGGGCAAGGCACAACTTTCAGGAGTAACTAATGCCAGTTTCTGTGACCGTTACCCAGCTCGCCCAGGGTGTCGCTGACAACAAGCGTTTCGTCGATGTCAACGTGGCGTGCACGTCAACCCTCGATGCCACCCAGGCATCAAGTGGGGTGACCATCCCGATGACCTCGCTGCCCATCGACGAGGTGACCGACGTGCATCAGTTGCAGCCCGCAACCGCTACGGGCGGGGGCGTGTCGGTCATTCTCGCTGGCACCAAGGATGCTCCCACGTTGAAGTTCGTGGCCGCACCCGCCGCTTCGGGCACGGGCGCCGCCTTGGCAAACACCAACACCCCGCCCGCCAATCTGCGGCTCCGCCTGTTCGGTGCCTGAGACAGCCGCTGGCAGCCGTCACGCTTATTTCGGGGGCGCTAACGCTGTCCCCGTCACACAGGGCCGCCCCGCTGGAGGGCGCCTCGCCCCCCCAGGAGCTATCCCCGTGGTTGGCTACATCGAACCTCCCCAGGTCTGTAGCAGCACACGCAAGGACGGGCAGCCCTGCGGGGGCGTGCCCGTTCGGGACACGGATTCCTGCGCCGCCCACAGCCGCACGGTGAGGTGACCCGATGGCGTACACGCTCCAAGAGTTCCGTGACTTGGTGCGAGCCCAGCTCGATACCGACGCAGACGAGCTCACCGACACGCTGCTGAACGCCTGGTTGCGGGAAGGCTGGCGCTTCTGCATCAACCGCAACCGTCGCTGGCCGTTCTACGCCTCCACGTGGTCAGTGCCCGTCGTGGCGGGCACCAGCGCCTACACCGTTGCGGATCTCGGGACGACTGGCAACGAGATCAGCGAGTTGGAAGCCGTCCTCGATGACGAAGGCGTGCCGTTGCGCTGGCTGGGCCACCAGCAAGCCAACGGGCATTTCATCAACTCGACTGGCAAACCGACGCACTGGAATGCCACGGCTGGCGTGCTGCGGCTGTACCCCAACCCCGACAACTCGTTCACGTTCACGGCCCTGGGGTATCGGGAACCCGTTGAGTGGGTGGGAACGAACACGGCGGCAACGTCGGACCTCCCCGCCGAGTTCGACGATGCCATCCTGAACTGGTCCATTGGACGTGCGTTTCAACGCCAAGAGGACGGCGACCTGGGCGTCATGCACCTCGACCAAGCCGAGGTCATTCTGCGCCAGTTGCAGAAGAAGTACATGAAACACGCGTCGTCGTTCCCGCTGGTGCTCAATGACGGGGTTCGGGTCAACACCGACCGAGCAGTTGTCTGGAATGTCTGATGGCGCTCCCGATCCGACGTGCTCGTGGCGGTCGCAGCGGCCAAGTCCGCGCCTTTGAGGTCACCAACTTCTCAGGTGGGTTGAACCTGGAGGCGGGTCAGTTCAACCTTGGCGGCAACGAGTGCGCCGAGATCGTGGACATGGACATCGTTGGTCGAGGCGGTGTTCGCCGCCGCAAAGCGATTCGTGCGCTGAACAACAACTTCAACGGCCCGTTCGAGGCGTGCCCACGTTCGGTGTGGACCTACGAGTCGCCTAATGGCGACCGCTACGTGTTCGTCATTGCGCCCAAGCAGGTCAGTGGCGTCAACAAACTGATGTGGTACTCGAAGAACGACGCCTCGATGGTGTCGTTCACCAGCGATTTCGGGCTGGCGAACAACACGGCGGTTGCCAGCCTGACGGCTCCCGCCCGCACCGCCGTGCTCAACGACAAGGTGTGGGGCGTGTGGGGCTACACGGGGTCGGTTGCGACCCGACCGAAACCTTTCTCCATCGACTCGACGGGCACCCTCACGGTGGCGACCAACGAGGCGGGTTGCCTAGCGGACACCCCGAACAACTACGGGTGGACGGAGAGCTACGACTTCGAGGCGGGTTCGGTTGCTGCGTCCGTCAACGCACGAACTATCGCCGCCCACTACGGGTACCTGTGGGCCGCCCACACTATTGAGAAGGATCTCGGGGGCACGGTGACCCGTTTCCCGTCACGGGTGCGGTGGTCGCACCCTGGGATTCCTGATCGTTGGCGCCAAGACGACTACATCGACATCGAGATTGGCAAGGACGCTGACGAGATCACCGCCTTGGTGCCGTATCGGGACCATCTGCTTGTGTTCAAGTCACGTTCGGTTCACGCCATCTACGGCGACAACGCCGAGAACTTCGTTGTGGTGAACCTGAGCAATCAGTTTGGCGCCGTCTCCCAAGAGGCTGTAGCCGCAACTCCCTTTGGGGTGTTCTTCTTCGACCAGAACTCGGGGGTCTGGTCGTGGGACGGCAGCTCCTTCTCGTGGCGTTTCGAGAAGCTGTACCCCCTGGTGCGTGACGCCACGATCCCCGCTGACGCCCGTGGTGACGTGATGATGGGCCTAGTCGAGAACCGCATCTGGGTGGGCGTGCCGTGGAGCGGAGAGTCCACGGCACGGGCACGAACCCTCATCTTGGACCCGACAATCTCGACCACGGGGGCGTGGACCATGTACTCCGTGGGCACGGGGCCGTTCGCTTCCGTGCGGCGCCAGGACGACTCCCTGCTGGCGGTCGCTGGGTGCAGCGGCACCAGGTTCTTGCAGAAGCTGGAGCAAGACGGCGACTACGACGAGTTCACGCTGACGGGCACGCCAAGCGCAGACCAAACCGCCATCGTTGGTTCGTTCCGCACGTCGTGGATGAACCCCGTCACTGGTGCCGACAAGTTGTGGAAACGCCCTGACATTGTGCTGTCGTCGGCAGGCGAGTTGGCGGTCACCGTTGAAGCCCACTTCAACTGGAAGTACGACGAAGGCTCGGCCCGCAAATCCTTCTACGTGTCACGTGGTGAGCCAGGTGGCGAGCTCTATTGGGGCACCGATGCTTTGGTGGGCACCGAGAACGACTGGGACGAAGCGAGCTGGGGTACCGACGGTCAGATCGTGAACGTGTCTCGTGGCTCCAACATTGGTCGCTCCACGGCACTGTCGTTGCGTTTCACGACCCCCGCAGGGCAGGTGCTCCCTCGATGGTCGCTTGACGGCGTTGTCGTCAAGTACCGCACGAAGCGGGTGCGTGGCTGATGGAGCAGGTCACTCACACGTTCACTCGCCTGGATCAGATGGCGCCTAGCAAGCTGAACGAAAACTTCCGTGAGGTAATGCGCGCAGCCGCCGAAGGCGGAGTGCTCGCCAACCTCGATGGCGGATTCCCCTTCTCGGAGTACGGGTCGTTCACCGACATTGACGGAGGTGGCGCCTGATGGCTGTTCGTATTCAGTTGCGTCGAGGGACGGCGGCGGAATGGACCTCCGCCGACCCGATTCTCGCCCAGGGCGAAGTTGGGCTGGAAACAGACACGGGTGAACTGAAGTTCGGGAACGGCGTCGATGTGTGGTCCGACTTGGGGTATGCGGGCCTCCAGGGCAACACGGGGCCAACGGGCCCCCAGGGGGCCACTGGCCCACAGGGCAGTGCTGGTCCGACAGGGGCTGCCTCTACAGTCGCTGGGCCGCAAGGGGCCACAGGTCCGCAAGGGGCGACAGGCCCCCAAGGGGCTGCTGGCCCCACGGGGGACGCCTCGACGGTTGCGGGCCCGCAAGGTGCAATCGGTCCCCAAGGTGCGACTGGTCCGCAGGGCGCCACGGGACCGCAAGGATCGACGGGGGCAGCATCAACGGTTGCGGGTCCCCAAGGCGCCGTGGGCCCACAAGGCCCCACGGGCCCCACGGGCCCCACGGGTGCAACAGGCGCTGCATCAACGGTTGCGGGACCCCAGGGACCTACGGGACCGCAGGGAGCCACTGGTGCTGGGGCGGCTGGCCCCACGGGTCCGACGGGACCAACGGGGGACTTCTACAACTCGTTCCTGGGGGATTGGGATTCCAGCACCACGTATGTCATAGGCGACATCGTGACCTACTCAGCCGTGCTCGACCTCGGCGGACCCACAGTTCTTGGGTTCGCTTCGTTCGTGGCGGTTGCGGGCTCCACCAACGAACCACCCATCGACGGTGGATTTATCAACCTCTCGTACTGGAGCGCTGTTGCCGTCGGCATCGAGGGACCGACTGGTGACACGGGGGCCACAGGCCCCCAGGGCGCCAATGGGAGT